TATTTATATAACTTATAATATGTTAAACCAAAAAACTTATTCTTGTGGTATTTGCAATACTACACCTGACCAAATTTCTCATCACAAATCACATATTGAAACACAAAAACATAAGGATAAGCTTGAATTAATGGAATTTAAACTATCAAAATTAACAAATCAAGAGTTACAAGAAAAATATAAAACACATAATATTAATGATATTGTAAGAGAAATTGAAACAATAATATATACTCCGATTGATAAAATTAATTTATTAAATAAAAAATTGAAAGAAAATAAAATAAATAATAAAAATGATATATCAGAATATATGAATACAGCAATTGAACAAACTAATAGTGTTTCAAACAAAGAAGCACTGAAAGATAAAATACACGAAATACATAACTTTCTTAGAAATAATGGTGCAGGTTATGGTATGAATGCACTTAAGGTATTTAATATAATTTATGGATTAAAAAAAATACAGGAAAATGGTTTATTTCATAAAGTAAACTTAAAAAAACCTGATTGTGAATTTTCATATTTGTTAAAATTAGCAAATCTAAATAAAGATGAAGAACTGGCAGATTTAATTTTTGGACCTATGTTGCAATCAATTTGTGATAGTGAATTGAAAGAACTTTTATTCTATGAAATACCACAAAATATCAGAGGTTCTGTATTTGTATATCTTATAAGAGAAATTGATAAAATTAGTATTATTGAAAAAACTTGTAATGTGTTATTATCGGGTAAAATTTATGAATACTTTATTGGTCGTGATGAGAGTGCTATTAGTGAATTAGGTGCTTATTTTACAGATAGACATATTACAAAATATTGTTTACAAAAAGCAAATCCAAAAATGAATAATGATGGAACAATACCATCTATGATTGATATGTTTGGTGGTTCTGGTGGTTTTACAACTGAATATATAAATTATTTGAATGAAGCTTATCCGCAATTAATAAATTGGATTAGTGAAATTAATAAAATTTATCATTATGATATGAATGAAGATGTTATTAAATCAGCTGGTTTAGAGTTATTTTGTTTAACTGGTGTATTGCCTAATATGAATAATTTAAAATATAAAAATTCATTTACCGATGAATTTAATGAAAACAAATATCGTTTTGTATTTACAAATCCACCATATGGTGGAGATAAGAATTCTAAAACAAAAGCCCAAAACAAAAGAGATAAAGTGAAAGAATATATTAAAAATGAACTTCATACTATTACAGATGAAGGATTAAGAATTAGAAGACAAAAACAATTGAAGAAAATAGAAGCACAAGAAAAACAAGAAAAAAAGGAACAAGATAAGACAAAAGTTTCTGTTGCTTCCTGTAGTGCTAGAATTCAAAAATTTGCAAAAGATAATAATTTAAAAGGCAATGATAAAGAAAGCTGTTCTCTTATGTTATTAATGGATATTTTAGAAATAGATGGAACAGCAGTCGGCGTTTTGAAAGAGGGAGTATTCTTTAATAAAACATACAAAGATTTAAGAAAATGTTTAGTTGAAAATTTTAATGTTAGAGAAGTTATTAGTGTTCCTCAAGACCAATTTGAAAATACATCAACTAAAACTTCAATTGTTATATTTGACAATACTGAAGAAAAAACTACTGAGGTAAAATTTAGTAATTTAGAGGTAGAGAGATATCAAGAAGATAAATTTGCCGAAGTATTTGGAGACATTGTTATTATTGAAAATAAAGGTGATGTAAAACAAGTTAAAGATGTATTGGTTTCACAAGCCACGAGAGAAGAGTTATTGAGTAACCCTAAATGTTCTTTGGATGGCAAAGATTATAAAATACAAACAATAATAACTAATGAAAATTATACTCTAAATGATTTAAATAAAATATGTGATATAAAACTTGGAACGAGAATAACAAAAAATTATAATACTGAAGGAAATATACCTGTTTATGGTGGTGGTGATATTACATTTTACACAAATAAACCAAATAGAGAAAAAAATACTCTAATTATTTCAAGGTATGCTTTATCAAAATGTTGTGTTAGATTGTTGCATAATGAATTCTATTTAAATGATAGTGGTTTAAGCATTCATTGTAAAAATAGTGAATTACAACAATATGTAAATTATATATTACTTAGCGATAAAATACAAGAATATATTTATTCAAATTGCACATCTGGAAGTATTCAAAGAAATATAAATATGAATTTATTTAATAATCTACAAATCCCTATTCCAAAATCTCCTACAAAAATCCAAGAATGGGTAGATAAAATTTCAGCACCATATAATGAAAAGAATGAGAAACAAAAGCGTTTTCAAGAGTTGGAAACTTTTATTCAAAATAGAATTAGAGAGATTGAAGAAAATGAAGAATGTGATGAAATCGAATTGAGTGATGTTTGTCAAATTTGGTGTGGAAAAAATCTACCAAAAGAAAAAGCAATTCAAGGAGAATATAATGTATATGGTGGTGGAAATTCATCATATACCCATAATGAATATAATCTAGAAGGATTTAATATAATAGTTTCCAGAGTTGGAAATAATAGTGTTACCTTAGTAAATGAAAGCTTTTATCTAACAGATAATGGGTTTTCGTTAATTGTTGATGATGATATAACCAAAAAAAAATATTTTGGTTATTATATTTTAAATAATAAAGAGAAAATATTTAATGCTGGAAATGGTTCAGCACAAAAAGTTATATCAAAGACAGCATTATCAAAAATTAAAATAAAAATCCCAAAAAATAAACAACTTATTCAAGATTTAGAACCAAAATTTCAACAAATTGAAACATTACAAACCGAAGTTAAATTAGCAGAAGAATTATATAAAAAATATATCAAAGATTTAAGTGAAGAAGCAATTCCAAATAAATAAATTACATTACAACGATTTTATCTTCTTCTATTACTATTAATTTTTAATTCATTTGAAATATTAGTAAAATCTTTATAAAAGTGAACTGGCGACATTGGTAAACATAGATATATATGAGAATTTCTATTATAATCTTCTAATGATTTTATATTTTTTTCTTTACAAAAATTTATCCATTCTTGTTTAGACTGAATAAATTTTGATGTATCAACTCCCAAAAAATCATACCAATTATTCCATACGCCCTTTGATTTAAAATATTCTTCAGGTAAATCTATAAAATTACAATGAATATTTTTTTTCTGAATATATTCTTCTGGAGATAGAATATTTAAAGTTGAATTAATAGAGCGAACATAATTATATTCATCTTGTTCTTCTGTAAATTTTGAACCTAATGCTTTACTATATCTTAATCTCATCTTAAGTTTATTTAATTCATTTCCATTTTCTTGAAATATATAATCCTCATAATAACTTCTCCTTTCTTCTTTTTTTGTATCTTCTTTTTTTGTATCTTCTTTTTTCCCAACTGAAAGAAATATTTTTTGTTCTATGTTTTCATCTACATTTCTCATTTGTGAAACAATATTTCTCACCTTTTCATATGATTTATTTTTAATTTCCCAATCATCAGTATCAATATATGGTATAATAACATATGCTTTTTTATTAGGATTTTCAAAATCTAATCGGTTGGGCCTTAATAAATATTGGACTATTCTAGTTTCGCTCTGCATATTTACAGCAATACATACACCATTTAGTTTGGGTAAATCAAACCCTTCACCGAAAATATATATACAAGAAATAATTCCAAAAGGTGTATTTTTAAATTTATAAACTTCATTATCAAAATTATTATCATCTTTACTATGAAGTGCATTATTATAAATTTGTTCTTTTTGAATTGATAAAACATTTAATGATAAAATTTCATTTATATATTTTTTAGATAGTTCGGCATCTTCTGTTGTATTTGTATATAACAATAAATGTGTTAAATCGTTATACTTTTCAAAAGATTTTAAACACATATAACACGATATGAATATTTCTTTATTAATTATATTTAATCTTAAATTAGTTATAATTTCATCAACTTCGTCTTCTGTATTTTTCAAAACTAAAATATTATAATCTGTTATTTTTTTATTTTCTATTGCCCAATGAACTGATTTAACATCAATATATTTTCCAAAAATAGTTTCATCTTCCATAGAATATATTTCTCTGTTTGTTCGTGTTTCAATAGTTTTCTCTGTTGCGGTCATAAATAATGTTTTTGAAGAAATTATCTTATGGAATAAACGAAATCCTCTATTTTCTGCTCTTTCAATACCAACCAAATGATGTGCTTCGTCTCCTATTTTAAAATCAAATATTATATCTCTATCATTCAATAAATGACAAGAATGATATGTTGTAATTACAAATTTTGGTTGAGAATTAAGATTATTATTAAGAAATTTTATAATTTCAGTTTTGTCTGTAGATGATTTAATACCGTCTGTCTCATCGCCTCCAACAAACAATATGTTGGTTTTATTTGGAAAAATTTTTAAAATTTCATTTTTAATTTGTTTTTGTAAATTATTACTAGGAACACCTATTACAACTGATTTAAATTTTAATAATTTTACAATTAAAATGCATAATAAAGCTTTCCCAAGACCACAAGCCCAAACAATTTTACCAATATTATTGAAGTTATAAAATTCTTCAATTCTTTCTAATACATATTGCTGATGATTGTTAGGTTCAATCACATATGATAATTCATTGACTATATTATTATTAGAAACAATTGAATTTTTTTTACTTCGTTTAATTTTATATGTTTGAATAATATTTTTTACATTTAATTCATTAAATGCTTTTTTAACCTTATCAACATTTGGAATATTTCTAACTCTTTCACATCTATTCATTGAATTTATTTCTTCTTTAGTTAAAATTTTAACTAAAAATTTATAGAGTATATTTATTTTTCTCAAATATGGTTCAATTAAATCAATAATACATCTATCGTAAAATTCAGTTCCGCCACCTTTATAAATATGGAATGATTTAAAGTAATGCTTTAAACATTTATCAATAAATTTCATCTTATCTAATGTTATTTCTATAACACATATATATTCTCCTCTTTCAACTTCACCAGTAATATATGTATTACTTCTATCTTTCGCAAATGTTGCTATTCCCATTTTTATAACATTTTCCATTTTATACCAAGCATTATCTCTAAGATAAATTGTTCCTTTATCTTGGATCATTGTAATAAAGTTATGTAATAATATATTAATGAAAAATTAAATCAATTTTTTATTATATTCAGGAAATAAAATAAAAAACATTTAAGAAAATCGGCGTTTTAAATGTGCAAAGGTGTAATAAGCACTAGTAGTGTAATGGTTATCATACTTGCCTTCCAAGCAAGTGACCCGAGTTCGATTCTCGGCTAGTGCATAATACGTATTATAAAAATATAATACGTATAAAAATTATTTAAAAATTACACATCTTAATATATAATGATCGCAACTATTTTTTTTGCATTATCATTAAATAATATGTTACCTCCAATTGGTAATAGATATTATACTTCTATTAATATTCCACTAATTGGAACTCAAAATGTTAAGTATGAACGAACTAAAAAATTAATTTCGGAAGTTAGTTTATCAGGTAAAGTAAATAAACTAGGATATATTTATTTTGATAATAAAGACCCATATAAATATACACTTGATAATACATTAGAAAATATATTAAAAAAATATAAATGTACTTTAAGTGAACCTTTATACGACAATATTAATGATGTTATCACACTTAATATTAGAATAAATCTTATTAGATTTTCTAAAAAACTTACTTTAATAAATGATGAATGTTTATAACTTTAAATTTTACTGCATTATTGAATACATTTACTTTATAAACAAAATTTCTATTTATTATTTCAGTTAATATTATATGTGCTATTACAGGAGAGACCCACCATAATTCTCCCAATTTTTTATTCAATAATACATCTATTTCTTTTTCAATTAATAAACCACCAATTATACTTGTTAATAATCCTAAAAATATTTTTTCTTTCCATTTATCTTTTTTATAATAAATTCTTAAATAATGTAGTGGTGTATGTATTAATAATAAATTTAATTTTGCTATTATTGGCTTTTTGATCCATATATAATGTAATAAAGATGAAATTACATATTTGAACTTATTTGGAATATCCTGAGCAATATGAAAAATTGAAAATCCTACTAATAATCTTTTTCTATTTATTAAATTCATATTTTTTATTAATAATCCTGTTCCTAAATTTAAAAGTACACTTTTTATTGGTTTATCTATAATATCTGTTGAACCATGTCCAACCATGGGTATAAGTAAAGGATATTTCATTAGTTAATTATATTTATATAAATGTATTTAACTAATTATATTAATCTTTAAATAAAGATTTTATTTCATCATTTGGATATTTATAAAATAAATCTGGTTGATCTTCATAACCGTCTTTAATTACTTCATATTTTCCTGTTGTTGTACATAAATTATAAATATTAAAATTATCATTTATATTAAATTTATTTGTTCTTGTTGATAAATTTACACTAATACTACCTTCTAAACCACTAATAATTCTGTGGAAAATACCAGCAGGCCATACAATCATTGCTGCACCATCATAATATAATTTATCGTTTTTATATACTTTATCTGGTGTTACAATAAATGATGCCTTAGTTAATGTGTTTGGATCAAAAATATCAATATATCTTGTTCCTTGTAAAACTAATAAATTATCATCTTGTCCTGAATGCATATACCAAGGACGTTTGATTGGTGGAACTGAGTCTTCTACAGGTCCAGGTGAAATAGAATTTGGACCATGGATTACTCTATCTATTCCGTGAATTTTTGGAATATCAGATGGAACCATTTCATCAAATTTAACTCCTTTTGTCCTGCGTAAATTTCTCAAAGGAATCAGTCTATACAACATTCTTGAATTAATAATATTTTTATTTTTAAATTAATATTATTAATATTTTATAAATTATTTATCATAGAATTTATTGTATCAGATAATTCTGTATATTTTTTACATTTTACACAATTATCATTATTTTCATCTTCAATTAGACTTTCTACATTAATTGATTTCGCTCCTTTATTATCATCTAACATATTCATCATACATTTCGCACATTCTAAATTTACTATTTTTTTTGTATTTGTTAATAAACTTTTTACTTCTTTTTTACCTTCAGAACCACCTAGTTCTTCAGTTAAACCGCGTAATTTATTTTCAATCATTTTTAATAAATTATCATCAGTTTTGTATTTATTTTCTTTTAAATTGCGATTACTTGTAAATCCTTCTTTATTTGAATTTAAATTTGTTACCTCTCTAAAAGATAAATTTTGAACTACACGTTGCTGAAAATTAAAACAACTAAAAATTATTACTATAAATAAAACTGCTAAAACAGCATATGCAATATTTTTATACATTTCCATTGTAAAATTCATTATTATATATACAATTAGAATATATATTCTAATTTAATAAGTATTCTTTTATATTTTGAACTACATTTTTTGAAATTTTTCGATTTGAGCTTTCAAGTTTGAGAGAATCTAAACATTCTCCATCACTTTCTAAGGCGATAGTCAAATCTTTTAACGTTTTGAATTTGTTTATTATAGTTGTTGCACTTTGATGACTTACATTTGGTATTTGCATCAACATAATAATATTAATATTCTCTCGTGTTACATTAGCTTTTTTTGTTGTTTTTACTACATTTACATATTCTTCTTTTTGTTCGGAGAGATTTTCTATGTTATAATAACATGTTTTGCTATTTTCTCTCACCAATTTGTTAACAAAACCATTTATTATTTCTGCGGATTCTATATTATTTACTGAATTTAAAATAGAAAAACCTTTGTAATAACTTATTGATATGAGAGATGAATACAGAGTTCCTTTAAATTTATCATTTCTATAATTTATTATATTTCCTTCAATTAAATAATATATATTATGGTTTGGTAATGAATAACCATCCAGTCTAAAAGACTGTTCATTATATCTTCCATCTTTTATACTTGATTCTAAATCAGATAATGACTTTCTCTCGATAATTACTAATGTTCTCTCATTTACATCATCATAAATTAAATAATCTCCTAATTCTAAATTTGTAACTTCTATCGTATATTTTGTATTTTCATTCAAAACATTTAAATAATTTATTATTTGTTTTGGTTCTCTATTATCTATATACAATTTCATTACACTTATTAATCATTAACTTTTAAATAATTATTTTTATAATATTAACAAAAATAATTATCAACTTAACCAAGTAGTCTAGAGCGACCAGTCGCAAATGTTCCAATAGTATTTGATCCAGTAAATAAATTGAGATTCTTTAAGCATTTTGTACCTTCTGGGCATGCATTTTGAATTCCTAGACCACAACCCCATCTTCTGTATGTGGTATTTTGTGCTAATGTTGTCGCTACACCACCAGCAGGTCCTTCTAAATGTTGATTACCTGCAGTTAATGTTACTTTGTAACCAGGAAGACCTGTTACATTAGGTCTTACATTTGTAGTTGGTGCTAAACCAGCCATAGAACCAAATTCGCATGTATTATTTGTTAATCTATTGCTTGCTCCAATCAAGTTAACTCGTGGCATCTTTTTTTATAATATTATATTATATTTTTTTTATTTTATTAAAAATTGTTTTAATTTATATTAAAAACAATATACTAAATATTATATAAAATGTTAGAACCTGCTTTTGAAAATTTGTGCCTTAAAGACAACAATAGTGATAATGAATCTGATACAGAACCTAATAATATTACTAATGATGATAATATTATTAATTCTGAAGAGTTAGTATTTAATCCATATAATTCATTAAATAAAGAAATTCAAATTACTAATATTCAAGAAATTTTAAATAACTATGGAATTTTTGCTAAACCATTTAACCTTGAACTTTATAAAAGAGCATTTATACACCGATCTTATACAAAAAAACCTAAACTTGAAAATGAAGAATCTAATATTATAATTGTTGAAAAACCAGAAGATTGTTTGCCTCTTAAAACTAAATCCAATGAACGATTAGAATTTATTGGTGATGGTGTTCTAGAATGCATCACCAAATATTATTTATATAAAAGATTTCCTAAAGCAGATGAGGGTTTCATGACTGAAAAAAAAATTGCTCTTGTTAAAAATGAACATATTGGAAAACTCGCATTTGAATTAGGTTTACATCATCACTATATTATTTCACGCCACGCAGAGGAAAAAAATATTAGAACTAATCTTAAAAAATTAGGATGTTTATTTGAAGCATTTATTGGTGCTATATTTCTTGATTATAATCGTATAGACATTAAAGATGAATATGGATGGTTTGAAAATATATTTAATTGTGGTCCTGGACTACAAATGGCTCAAGTTTTCGTTGAACATGTATTTGAAAAACATGTTGATTGGACTAAACTTATTGCTAATGATGATAATTACAAAAATAAATTACAAGT